TGGATCTGGTGCGGCTGTAACTGATTTATTAGATGGCTTTGCTTTTGGTGGTACTAAAATAACTTCTACTGCAACAGAACTTAATCTTATGGATGGTGGTACAAGTGCTGGAACAACGGCAGTTGCAGACGGGGATGGTATTGTAACTAACGATGGTGGTACAATGAGGCAAACTACTGCTGCTACCTTTTCTACATATTTTAATGCTAATCTTGTATCCGTGCCAAGTGCTATAACCTCTTCATCAGCTACACTTACACCATCGTCAGCACAATCGATATATCAAAAGGTTGATACATCTAGTAATAACGTAGCCTTAACTTTGGCGATAGGTAGTTTAGCGATAGGTCAATATATAATTGTAGATAAGACAAGTTCATCTAATACATTAACTTTAAGTTATCCGTCTAATTCACAAGGTGTAAGTCTTGGTAGTTCGGCATCTTTTGCAATAGCAATAAATCAAAATGGAAGTATATTTACTTTTGTAGAGTCAATTAAATATTAGGTGATGTATGGCAATACCATTTATATCAAACGTAGGGTTTACTGAAGTTAGTTCAAGTGGCAGTTTGAATACGAAAGCTGGTGATAAAACAAAACTACCAATACAGTTTTTTAGATTATCTGGAGCAATCACAGGTGCTTTGACACTTGATAATAACTCTGCACATAAAAAAATAATACTTGATACGAATGGCAATAACATAACAAATTCTAGTGGATCACCTTTGACAACAAACTCCAGTACAACGCTTGAGTTAAAAGGCAGTGGTAATGTACAATCTACGTTAAAGACATTTACCAGTTCAGTAAGTAGCACGAGTAATACTGGCACAACAACTATAAGCGAAGCAGATAATTCAACTGTAGTTGTAACTTCAGTTGCTAGAGATGCTGATATATCTTTAACAGATGGTGTTTCTGTATCTACTGGTTTTGGTGGTGTTTTTTCTACATCAGATACAGTTTTACTACCTAACTCAGAAAAAGTAACATTGCCCCCTAATCCTGGTGGTAATACTGGATCTTTACAGTCTAGTGCAAGAACTGCTGGTGAGCAAATGTTGGCACTTGCAGGTGGAGATGCAAATATGACTAATCTTAAAGATTCTAATTTTAGTATAACTTTTGGTAATGGAGTTACTAAAACAGGTTCAGATGCTACAACTCCTAGCAGTAATACAGTAAGATTTTCAGCTAGTGGTGGTGGTCAAGTAAGTTTTACTATAATAGGTACTATAGGTGTTGATGCGTTTATGCGACCTACATTAGATTCAGGTTCTGTTTCAAATATAAGAATACCAAACAATACAGTATCAGGTGGTGGTAGAACCATAGCTTTTACAAACAATTTAGCTATATCATGTGTGTTAACTGGTGCAGATCCTTTTGACTCTGTTACAGTTGCTGCTGGTGCAACAAACACACAAACAAGATCAACGACTGACGGATCTTTTAGTTTAACTGGTACTATATCTGGTAGTGATGGCAGTAGTAGACCTTTTGCATTAGTAGATATAAACGATGGAAGCGGTAGTGTCGATGAGACAGGTTATACGGGAACTAAATCAGTGAGTGCTTTCTAATGCCTTTTAATAAACTAACATTTAAATCAGGTATAGTGTCAGATATTACTCCTTATAGTAATGAAGGCGGTTTTGTAGACTGTGATAAAATAAGATTTAGATTAGGATTTCCAGAAAAAATTGGTGGCTGGGTCAAGCAAAGTCTCAACACTTTTCAAGGCAGTGCTAGAAGAATATTTAATTGGGTTGCTTTAGATGGATCTGATTTATTAGGTATAGGAACTCATCTAAAATATTATATAGAAGAGGGTCAAATTTTTAATGACATTACTCCTATAAGATCTACTACAGGAGCTGGTGATGTAACCTTCGCAGCCTCAAATGGCTCCACCACTATAACTGTTACAGACCCTGCTCATGGTGCAAATGAGAATGACTTTGTAACATTTTCTGGAGCATCAAGTTTAGGTGGCAATATTACAGCTACGATACTTAATGCAGAGTTTCAAATTACATCATTAATAAGTTCTAATGCTTACGAAATAACATCTAGTGTAGCTGCTAATTCATCTGATACTGGTAACGGTGGTGGTAGCGTTGTTGGTGCATATCAAATAAACACAGGCTTAGATAATACTGTTGGTGGAACTGGCTGGGGTGCTGGTCAGTGGAGCGGCACAACATCTGGTGCTTTGGCAACACAATTAGCAGAAGCATTAGATGCAAGTGAAACTGCAATAGATGTAGATAGTGCAACAGGTATCACTGCTGGTGATTTAATATTAATAGAAGAAGAGCTAATAACAGTTGGCACAATAAGCTCTAATACATTAGGAACAGGTGGTGGTCCATCAACCAGAGGCGCAAGTGGCACAGATGCTGCAACACATGCAGACAACACACTTGTTAGATTAGCCACTGGCAATGCAGATTCTGCTAATGATTTTGTTGGATGGGGTAATGCTGCATCAGTTACAGTATCAGGCGCACAGATAAGACTATGGTCACATGATAATTTTGGAGAAGATTTAATTATTAATGCAAGAGATGGTGGTATATTCTATTGGGATAAAACTAATGGTTTTAGCACTCGTGCAGTAGAGTTATCTACTAGAGCAGGAACAAAGACAAGTGTTCCTACAATAGCAAAACAAATATTAATATCAGATCAAGACAGGCATCTAATAGCTTTTGGTTGTGATGGGTTAGGCGCAAGTGCTTCAGCTACACAGGGTGATGGTATACAAGATCCCTTATTAATTAGATTTTCATCACAAGAAAATCCTATAGATTTTTTTCCAACAACCACTAACACAGCAGGTGATTTGAGACTTGGTGGAGGATCTGAGTTTGTGCAGGCTGTTGAAACAAAAGAACAAATATTAGTTTATACAAATAAAACATTACATTCTATGAGGTTTATAGGTCCCCCGTTTACTTTTGGTATAAAAGAACTTTCAAAAAATATTACAATAATGAGTTCTTATTCAGCTATAGCTATAGACGATAGCGTTTATTGGATGGGTGTTGATACATTTTACTTGTATAACGGTCAAACACAACAGTTACCTTGTAGTGTAAAAGATAAAGTTTTTTTGGATTTAAATATCGAAGAGCGTGATAAGGTTCATGTGGGAGCAAACACAGAATTTGGAGAGGTTATCTGGTTTTACCCAAGCGCAAGTAGCACAGAGATAGACAAGTATGTAATATATAATTACATAGAAAATGTTTGGTATTTTGGAACACTGGCAAGGCAAGCATGGTTAGATAGAGGAATAAGATCCTTGCCATTAGCTACTGGTGGTCAGTATTTATTTAATCATGAAACTGGCTTTGACGATGATGGATCGGCTATGACAGCTTTTGTAGAATCTGCACCACTAGCTTTAGGTCAGGCAGATAGATTTGGGTTTGTTAATTCTATAATACCAGATGTAAGTTTTTCTGGCTCTACATCTGTTAACCCTACAGTTGATTTCACAGTAAAGGCTAGAACACATAACGGTTCAGGGTTTACACAAACAGATGACAGCAATACTGCACAAAGATCAGCAACTACTCCAGTAGAGGCTTATACCAACAAACTCGATTTAAGAATTAGAGGCAGAACTTTTGCTTTGCGTGTAGAGTCTACTAGTTTAGGTACAAAATTTAAATTAGGATCGCCTCAAGTAAATGTTGTACAAGATGGAAGAAGATAATGTTAGTTACAAGCATACCACAATATGTTCAGGGTTTAACAAACGCCAAGTTGGATTTAACAACTACAGATATAACAACATTATATACAGCGCCAACCGTAGGTGATTTTAATGCATCTGTTGTAAATAGCATAATAGTTTCTAATGATTCTGGTAGCGGAGATACAATAACTTTAACGGTTACAAATGGCACTGATGTATTTAGTTTGTTTAAGGTTAAAGCAGTTGCAGCAAACACATCTATAGAATTATTAACAAGAGACCTAATATTGCAAGAGGGCGAGATATTAAAAGCTACAGCAGCAACAGCAGATAGATTACACATTGTGGCAAGTATACAAGAGTTTGCAATACACAGAACACCACAGGTAGATTTGTAATGACAGCATTTATATTGGCATGCTATCTTAATGGAGTAGCTGATAGAGATGGAATTTATTTTAGAAGTGCGGCATCATGTATGGATTTTAGTCAAATGTTAAGTAATCAAACATACATGAAAGACAATGAACAATATACATACGAATGTATATGTAAACTTGTGCCATATGTTAATACAGATAAAGTGAGGGTATATTAATGTTACAAGCTCTTATAGGACCAGTTACAGGATTACTAGACAAGTTCATACCTGATGCAGATCAAAAGGCTAAATTGGCTCACGAGATAGCCACTATGTCTGAGAAACATGCTCAGGAGGCTTTACTTGCTCAATTAGAAATAAATAAAGCAGAGGCTGCAAGTGGGTCCATATTTAAAGGCGGCTGGCGCCCAGCAGTTGGGTGGGTCTGCGCGATTGCTTTTGCCTATCACTTTATCGTAAAAGACCTAATTATATTTGGTGCAAGTTTTGCTGGTTTAGAACTGCCAGATTTGCCTGAATTTGATATGGGTACACTTTTAACTGTTCTTGGTGGCATGCTAGGAATTGGAACTCTCAGAACCTATGAGAAGCAGAAAGGCTTGACAAAGTAATACAAGATTTATTTAGACATTTAAGGATACATGTTATGAGTTTATACGCAAATATACACAAAAAAAGAAAAAGAATAAAAGCTGGTAGTGGAGAGAAAATGAGAAAGAAAGGCACTAAAGGCGCACCTACATCCAAAAACTTTGCACAAGCCAAAAAAACACAAAGAAAGAAATAAAATGGTAGCTAAACTTCACACAATTAGAAGAAAATTAGCAAAGAAACAAAAGCTAGGGTTTAGTGAAAGAGCAAGAGCAGTAAATAAAGGGTTATTACCTAGTAAGGCTAAGAAAGATGGCAAAAAAAAGAGATCCTAAATTTGGAACAGGAAAAAAACCAAAAGGTTCTGGCAGGCGCTTATACACAGATGAGAACCCAAAAGATACAGTTGGTATCAAGTTTGCCACAGAAGCAGACGCAAGAGCTACGGTTGCAAAAGTTAAAAGAGTCAGTAAGCCTTTTGCGAGAAAGATACAGATCCTTACAGTTGGTGAGCAGAGAGCAAAGGTAATGGGCAAGAATAAAGTTGCCAGTATATTTAAAAGAGGCAAAGAAAGCATAAGGAAAGCGCACAAAAAGTAAAACTTTACGTAAAGTTTTGGAGGTAGTTATGGACATTGATAAATTAAGACAAGAATTAGAAGCCGATGAAGGGAAAGTACATGCAATTTACTTGGATCACCTTAACCTGCCTACTTTTGGGATTGGCCATTTGGTTCTTGATTCTGATCCAGAATACGGGCAGCCCGTAGGCACACCTGTAAGTGAAGAGCGTGTAAATAGCTGTTTTGAAAGTGATATTCAAGGAACTATAACAGATTGTAAAAATTTATTTGACAACTTCGATGACTTGCCAGAAGAGGCTCAATTAATTTTATCTAACATGATGTACAATTTGGGGTACACAAGACTAAGTAAATTTAGTAAACTTAGAGCAAGTATATCAATTATGGACTTTACTGAAAGCGCAAATCAGATGTATGACTCAAAGTGGAGAACACAAGTGCCAAATAGAGCAGAGCGTTTAATTAATAGAATGAAAGCATTAGGAGCGTAATATGTTATCAGCAATACTTAGTTTAGCAGGCCCAGCTATCGCAAGCAGCGTTTTAGGACCAGCCTCTTTTTTGGCTATGAACCCAATGATTACAAGCGCTTTAGGTGGTGGCATAGGAAAATTATTAGAGGGCGGTAATCAACAAGATGCATTACAGGCTGCAGCTTTAGGTGGATTAGGCAGTTTTCTTGGTGGTAAATTAGCTGGTTCTGGTGCAGGAAATTTGCCGGGAACTTCTGGTGCATTAGGCCCTACAGCTCCGGGCGTGACACCTGCTTTAAATCCAGATATAGCATCAAAAATGGCTGCCGCAGGACCGGGAGCAGGCACAGGATTGACAAGCGTACCATTTACAGAAGCATTAACAAGACCAGAGGCTATAGGAGCTGGCATAGGTGCATCTTTAGCACCACCTCCTATGATGAAGCCAAAAGAAGAAGAAGAAAAAGAAATGCCAAGAGGTATGCCTATTAAAAATACATCTATATTTCCAGAGATGGGCTATGATGCAGGTAAAATGGGTGAGTTTAACTACAGAATACCTAAAAATTTTGCAGAGGGTGGTGAGGTAGAAAGCGATATCATGCCTATGGATGCAGGTATTGGTGGTATGATGAATGATGGCATGAATGATAAAGAATTAATTAGTAGCACTATTGACGTATTACAAGGCGAAATAATAGATACTGACAGGCAAAGTGTAATATTAGCACAATTTGTAGCTCAGTTTGGTCAAGAAGCGTTACAAGATTTAA